CCCCAGAAGCAACAGGGGCAGGTGCAAATTTAACCATTGCAAAAAGAATAAGAGATTTATACAACCGTCAAACAGTTTCAAGCGTAATTTTTGACGCACCTGTTGGGCCTGAAACATTAACGGGTGCCCCTGATGGTTTTTATCAAACACAGATTAGAATAACGTTTGAAGTCTTTGAAAATCTTTAACTATGGAAATTACTGAAGAAATGCTTGATGCAATCGAAGCGGTGAAGGGTTTTAGAGATCCAGCTTATTGGGACCCTCGTTGTAGGAGATACATGGAAAAAAACAAAACAGCCGCCAAGAATGTAAAAGATACTAAAAAAGGTTAATATACCTGTAACAACTTTTTTTTATTCTCATGGCCGTTCTTAAAGGTGATGTTGGTAAAATCATGTTTGAAAATGCTGGCGGTACTGAGGCCGATATTGCAGCAACTAGATCATGGTCTTTATCTGTTACTAAAGATTCTCACGAAACAACAAAACAAGGCGATACCTCAAAATCATTTATTGGTGGTTTGATTTCTGGAGAAGGGTCAGTCGAGCTTTTATATGACGATGCAGGCAACTCTGATTATCAAGCGTTTATTGATGATGTTCTAGTAACAGGAGATGCAGGAGACGCATTGTTTGAGTTATTCCCTAATTCATCAACTTCAGCAAAGAAGATTAGTTTTGCTGGTATCATTACAGGTGCAGAATATGGTGCAACGCTTGGTGAAACTCAAGTTATTAATGTTTCGTTTATTACTAACGGTGCAATTACCTCTGCTATTTAATAGCATTAAATAAACAACCCCTAAATTATGTCAACAAAAAGAACAGTCAATTTAATCACTGAGGCATTCGGTGATGAGATGTCGAGCCGCCGTAAATATGAGTTAAAAAATAGAAACGGTGAAACAATTGTTGATTTGTATTTTCCTCCATTAACAAGGCACGATAGGCAACGGGCGCAAGCGTCAGCAGGAACAGATGAAGCTTTGACAATATCAACCCAATTGCTTTGCCAGATGGCAGAGCTAGAAGATGGCAAAAAAGCGTTTGCAATGGCTGATGCTCCGAATTTGCAGAGAGAATTACCTGAAAATGTATTGAATGAGATTGAGTTGTTTTTGTTTGATGTTCAGATTGATTTAGATACAGCAAAAAAAAGCTAAAGGGGAATAATTGGCTTTACTTTGAATTTTTCCTAGCAACAGAATTAGGTCAAACGGTAAGTGCTCTTAGGTCATCAATGACTGAGGAGGAGATTATTTATTTTGCTGCTTATTACGAGATAAAAGCGGAAGAAGAAAAAAGGGCAGCGAATCGAAGCAAAAGGAGCTTATGAGGTTAAACTATATAAAAAGGTTTGTGTAAGTAGTGGCTCAGTCAAATGTAAAACTTACGGTTGACGGCTCACAGGCAACAAGAGCATTAAAGAATGTCCAGGGTCAAACTAATAAATTACAATCAGCCATAGGTGGATTGCAAAAAGCATTAGCTTTAGGCGGCCTTGGGTTATTAGCGAAAAACTCAGTACAAGCCGCCTCAAATTTTAAAGCATTGCAAGTTAGATTGCAGCTTCTAACATCAGAGTATGGTGAATTTGCACAAGCTCAAGAAGTTGTAGCAAGGGCACAAAAAACATTCAATTTAAGTATTACGGAAGCAACTGCTGGTATTGCAGATATTTTTGCAAGATTGCGACCATTAGGAACATCATTAGAAGATATTGAAAGCACTTTTGTAGGTTTTAACACTATTGCAAAACTTTCAGGTGTTACAGGTCAACAAGCAAGCGCAGCATTTACGCAGTTAGCACAAGCCTTAGGTTCTGGAAGATTACAAGGTGATGAGTTTAGATCAATAGCTGAGCAAGTTCCTGGCTTATTAGTAGCAATTTCAGAAGAAACAGGAATTGCTACAGGAAAATTAAAAGATTTTGCTTCTAAGGGTTTACTTAAATCCGATATTGTTTTAAGAGCATTAGCAAAATCAGCAGAAGAAGGATCAAACAAGATTGCGACTTTGATGGCTAAGTCTCCTGCTGAAAAAATTAAAGCATTGCAAAACTCATTAGAGCAGTTAAATATAGAACTTGGTGATAAATTCTTGCCAGCCGTTGCTGATGCTGCTCTAGCACTGGCAAAACTAACAAATGCTTTTATTGATTTTATTAATTCAGATGCAGGTCAAGCAACAGCGATTATTGCAGGTTTTGTTTTAGCCGCTAAAGCTTTATCTGTTGCAATACCATTGGTTATTGCATCAGCAAAAATATTAATATTAAAACTTAGTATGGTGGGAGCTCAAAGCTTAATTGCATCGGCTGGCTTTACAGGTTTAAATGTTGCCACATTGTTAGCAGCAGGAGGTATTGGAAAATTAACATTAGCGTTAGGAGCTTTTAAAATTGCTTTAGCATCTACAGGAATAGGACTTGCAGCATTAGCTGTTGGAGCTTTTACAACGGCAATTGTAAAGGCCATTAACAAACAAAAAGAGTTAAATAATACCATCAAAGATGGTGGCGAAACAGAAGTTAATAAGCTTTTAAAAGAACAAGAGAAAAGCAGAGAAAAAATTGAAAAATTATTAGAAAAAGCAAATGGAAGACAGAAAAAAAGTTTACAGATAAGGCTTCAAGAAATAAATCAAGATATAAAAATGTTAGAGGGTAGAAAAAACACTCTAGAATCTGACAAACTTATCAATAAGAAATTAAAAGAAAGGATTGCTATTCAAAAAGAAAATACAGAAGAAATAAAAAATCAACAAATTGAAACCGATAAATTAAAAGAAAAGATGACAGCAGTAGGAGAAGAAATTGCTTCTGGAATCAAAGACAACTTAAGAGAGGCAATAACGGGAGCACAGTCGTTTGGGGATGCAATAAGTAATGTATTGAACAATATGAGGGATAGAATTATAGATGCACAACTTGATAAATTATTTAGTGGTTTTGCAACCAACTTTGGTAAATCAGCATCAGGGCAAAAAGGTGGTGGCCTTGGTGGTTTTATAGGTAATGTTTTTGGTGGCTTGTTTGCAAATGGAGGGCGGCCACCCGTAGGCAAAGCTTCAGTTGTAGGAGAACGTGGCCCTGAACTATTTGTCCCCTCAGTTGGTGGTACCATTATCCCCAATCATAATATTGGCGGCGGTGATAATATTGTTAATATCTCAGTAGATGCAAGAGGGTCACAAGTGGAAGGTAGCGATACAGATGCAAAACAATTGGGCTTAGCAATAGCAAGTGCAGTTCAACAGCAATTAGTAAAGGAGAGCAGACCTGGAGGACTTCTAAGCGCTTAAATTATGGCTAACTTTCCCACAACTGTTGCTCCCACCTACGGCACTCAAAAAAACAGTGATCCTGTAATTAGAGTTGCACAATTTGGATCGGGTTACTCTCAAAGAAGTGTTTATGGAATTAATCAAGATTTAAAAATTTTTGATCTTACTTGGTCTAATATTTCTGAAACAAATTCAGACGAGATAGAGACATTTCTTGAAGCTAGAGGAGGGGCAGAAAGTTTTAGCTATCAACCAGCAGGGGAAGCCGCTTCAAAAAAGTATATATGTACTTCTTGGTCTAAAACTATTCCATATTTAAATAGAGCAACTATCACGGCAACTTTTCAACAGGTAGCAGAGGCTTAAAAATGCCAACAGTTCCCCAGTCGATACAAGAACAAATACAAATGCTCGAACCCTCGGCGGTTATTGAGTTGTTCCAATTACATTTAACTTTGGCGGTCAATGGTACTGATACTGTTTATTACTACCACTCAGGAACAAATGAAATTTATGGGGATATTGTTTTTAATTCAATTACTTATTCTGCTGTTCCTTGTGAAATGGATGGATTTAAACGATCAGTTGCAGGAACACTGCCAAGACCAACCTTTACAATTGCTAATGCCAATAGTGCCATATCTGTTTTATTAGCTTCTTTTAATCCTTTAAATGCAAAAGTTGTAAGAATAAGAACATGTAAGAAATTTCTTGATGCTGTTAACTTCAGCTCAGGGTCTAATCCAACGGCTGATCCTACGGCAATATTTGAGTCAAATGATACTTGGTATATTGATAGGATTGCTTCTGAAAATGCAAATGCTGTTCAATTTGAATTAGCAACAAAAATGGATTTATTAAATGTTGCTTTGCCACGTCGTCAAGTTTTAGAACATTGTCCTTGGGAATTTAGAGGTACAGAATGTGGTTACACAGGACCAGATTCGGTATGTGGTCATAGATATTCAGATTGTGTAGAAAAATTTGCAAACAGACAAGAGTTACCCTTTGGAGGTTTCCCAGGTGCAAGGCTTCAAATGTAACGCAAAGAGACACGCGCTGGCAGAAACTCCAAAAGAGGCGTGTGGTGTCTTGGTTGATAACACATATTTTCCTTGTCGCAATATTGCAGATTATCCTGATAAAGATTTTGTCTTAGATCCTAGAGACTATTTAAAAGCAAGAATGAAAGGAAAAATTCAGGCAATTATTCATTCACACCCAGAAGGAAGCAATGCAAGTCCAGCAGATCATAAAGCTTGTTCACAATTGAAATTACCTTGGTACATTTATTTAATACCGCAAGACAAATGGTTGATTATCAATCCTTAGTAGGTCGTCAATGGAAATATGGCAGTCAAGATTGCTATGGATTAATTAAAGACTATTTTAGGCTTTTAGGTGTTCAGTTACCAGAATATGAAAGGCCAAAAGACCTTGAGACTTGTCAAAGTATTTTCTTAGACCAAATGCCGAAAAAAGGATTTAAACAAATAAAACTAAAATATCGATTACCAAATGATGTTTTAATAATGAAATTAGGAACCAAGACACCTATGCATGGAGCGATTTTATTGCCTAATGAAATGATCTTGCATCAAAAAATAAAATCTTTATCGTGCGTTGAGCAGTTAAGATCCTACTATATAGAAAGTGTAGAGGCTGTTTTTAGATATGAAGCAAAGAGTCATTCTTCTAGATGAACTAGGGGAAAAATTTGGCTCAGTGCATGAATATCACAATCTTAGAACGCCTGCCGATGCTATAAGACTTTTAACAATTAATTACCCTGAATTTCAAAGAGAATTACTTGAATCAGGTGAAAAGGGTGTTGCTTATAAAGTTATTCAATCAGAGACAGAGTTTGAATTAGAAGATATGTTGCTGCCCTTTGGCAGTAAGGATTTAATTATTACACCAGTCATTGCTGGTAGTGGTACCGCTGGAAGGGTGCTTTTAGGTGTTGGGCTGGTTGCTTTAGCTATTGGTACTGGTGGGCTTTCTGCTTTTGGAATGTCTGGTTTTACGGCGGCGGGTATTACTGCTGGTTCAGGGATAACAGGTGCAGCGGCGGCGGCAATAGCAATTGGTGGAAATGTTGGTATTGCTTTAACTCTTGGTGGCATTACTCAAATGTTGTCACCTCAACCTCAAGAAGCACTTGGGCTCTCTGGTGGTTCTAATATTACAGCTAGTGGTCCTGGTTCAATTGTTAGAGGCTCAAATGGTACACAATCTTATGCTTATAGAGGGGCTGTTAATTCTGTAGGAGCTGGTGCAACAATCCCTGTAGTATTTGGTAAGGCTTTAATCGGGAGTCACATTTTATCAGCAGATATAGAAATTACCGATGAGTCAGACCCCCTGAACGAGTATATACGAGTACCTGATCCTGACACTATCAGAGTTCAAGGTGAGGAATTAGATAGCACTTGGAGTGAGTCTGCTCGTACAGGGATGAAATCATTAAGGCTCCCAGAATCGAGGACACAACCTTATTCTGGCTGGACCTCTGTAGGAGGTACTATGTATTTAAGACCTTTTGTAGATGATGGTGTTGAAATTGATATAGACAGAGAAGAACGGCAAAAAATAGACCCTCATTTTATTGTTGAAATAGACGGTGCCGACGCTTACGATCAAACTGAATTTCAAATAGCTTTTAGATTAAACAATGGTTTATATAACGAAATTGGAGGTGAAGGAACAACAAAAGTAGATGGATTTATTACTTTTGGGATCATTGTTCGTAGCCTTGATGAAAATGAAGATGTCAGTCAAGTTTCTATGACTGTTCAAGGTTTAATGTCACCTTCTCAATCTTATTCATGGGTAAGTTGGTTTACTATTGGTAAAATTCCAGGAAGGGACAATTATGCACTTTATATTTTACCGATTGATCATAGTGCGGATATTGACATTAACACTTTAGAAGTAATTGAATTTGGTTATAGGTTTGTCCCATTGGATCTTTAAAAAGAAATGGCTTTAAATTCTACCTCTACAATTAAAATTATTGACCTTCTTTGTGAGGGTACAATAGAAGGATTAGAAGGATATCAAAAAGGCATTTACTTAGATGAAACCCCTATTAAAGCTGCAGATGGCACAGATAATTTCGAAACTGATTCAGTTGATACAGATTTTAAACTAGGAGCTAGAAGACAAGGAAGATTAAGACAACAAGATGATGGCATTTCAACAGTTACAACGGTTAATGCAGAATTAGGTGCTAATTACAGTGAAACACTTAATGATAATAACGAGGTCATATCAAGAGACTATGGAGGGGGGCAACAGATAAGACAAATCACTGATACAGATGTAGAAGGATTTCATGTTTTATTTTCTATTCCTTCTTTATTCTCAACAGCACAGGAAGGTTTGGCGAAAGGTCAGTTATTTAATGCAACAGTAAGATTGTTTATTCACGTTCAACCTCAAGGGGGCAATTATAGAGAAGTCTTTCGCCGTGATGTTACAGGAATAAGCACAACAGACTACCAATTGAAAACCCCAAAAATACAACTACCAGGGCAAGGACCGTGGAATATTAAAGTAATTAAAAGAATAGACGATGAAGACGGTTTTGAAGTTACTTATACAGATTTTGAAGATATTCCTCAAAATACACCTTTAACACAAGGGAGAGGTAATCGAGTTTTTTGGACAAGTCTTATCGAAAAGCAAGAGCTTAGGAGTGCATACCCATATACAGCTTGCGTTGGTTTAAGTCTTTCAACAAGGCAATTCTCTTCTCTTCCTACTAGGGCCTACTTGATACGCGGTGTAAAGATTGAAGTTCCACATAATACACGTATTAGAGATGATGGGAGCCTTGAATTTATAAGGGGGTCAGCCTTTAATGGGTCATTGCATACACGTTGGACTACATGCCCCGTTTGCGTTTTTTATTCAATGCTTACCAATAATATTTGGGGAGCTGGTGATTTTGTTGATTCTTCAAGCTTGAATTGGGTTGATCTTTATCCATTGGCGCAGTATGCAAATCAACTAGTCACAAATCCAGATAATACGCAAGAGCCAAGATTTGCTATCAATACAGTTATTGGAAATAGAGCACAGGCCCATCAAGTTTTAAGAGATTTAGCAAGTACTTTTAGGGGAATGAGCTATTGGGCTTCTAATGCAATACAAGTAACAGCAGACCATGGAAATTTAGACGGTTCTAATATCTCACCTGTTCATCTTTATAACAATTCAAATGTTGTTGATGGTTTTTTTAATTATTCTGGTACGTCTTTAAAAACTAGAAGTACTTCAATAAGAGTTAGATATAATGACCCTGATAATTTTTATAAACCTAATTTTATTGTTGTAGAAGATTATGACTTAATTGCTAAATACGGTTATCAAACAAAAGAGATAGTTGCTTTTGGCTGTACCTCTAAATGGCAAGCGCAAAGGATGGGAAGATGGATAATGAAATCAGAGGAATTAGATCAAAAGATAATTAGTTTTACAACTGGTCTTGAAGGTGTGGCAGTATTCCCTGGCCAAGTTTTTGCCGTTGCTGATCAATTGATACAAGGAGCAAGGTTAGCAGGCAGGGTCTCAAGTTCAACAACTACAGCGATTACTTGTGATCAAGCAATTTCATTACCTTCTGGAACTTTGCACCAGATAACTTGCATAATGCCTGATGGTGATGCAGAGACTAGAGATATTAGTTCTGTTTCTGATACTGTTGTTTCTTGTTCTGCTTTTAGTGCCGCACCTCAAGCACAATCAGTTTGGTCAATTTCGTCTACTTCAGTTACAGAACAAAAATATAGATGTTTATCAATTAATGAAAATCCAGATGGAACTTACACAATAACAGGTGCAGAATTTAATGATTCAATTTATGCAGCAGCAGATACAGGAGAAGATTTAGAATTTCAAGATGTCACAACTTTTGATGACCGCCCCTTCCCTGTTTCAAATATAAATTGGGTGTTTTCTGAAGTAAGAATAAATAATAATACTGTCAATAGAATTAGTTGGAACTGGTCAAGAGGGACCAATGGAGTAAGTATTGTTTTTGATGTTAGATATAGAATAGGGAATGGTAGCTATAGAACACTAACAACAACAGACACTGCTTTTGATATTGACAGCTTGAGATCTGGAACTCGTTTGAGATTTCAAGTAAGAGCTGTTGGACCTGAACCTGTAAGTAGAAGATCAGCTTGGAGTTCTCAGACAATTACTGTGCCCTTCCCTAGTTCGGGTGGTGGTGGCGGTAGTGATCCAGAGCCTGTTCTGTTGCCTCCTGATGCAACACAAGTTAGTTTTCATCCTACATCAAATGATCAAGGTCATTTAGAATGGGCAGTGCCAACAACATGGGGCGGTAATGTTTCTGATTTAGTTGCAATTATTAGACACTCATCTAAAACAGACGGCACGGGAACATGGCCTGATTCAACTTTTTTAAGATTAATTGAAGCTAATACAGATTTTGCTGTTCTTCCAATAATTAATGGAGAATACCTTGTTAAATTTAAAGATAGAAATGAAAACAAAAGTGCAAATGCTGTTAGTGCAATTATTAATATTGCTGATGCAATTCCACGTCTAAGTCATTCGGTAAGAAGAGAAGATCAAGACAGCCCACCATTTCAAGGACAAAAAAATAATGTTTTTTATTCTGAAGAATTTGATGCTTTAGTATTAGATGGAACTGATTTATGGGATGACCATACAGCAAATATTGATACTTGGGGATCAATAGATTTCCTTGGTACACTTAACAGCTCAGGCACTTATTTCTTTAACAACTATGTTGATCTAGGCGGCAAATTTAGCGTTGTTGTTAAAAGAGTGATAGGGATAAGAGGGCTACTTCCAAATGATTTAATAGATGAACGAGCAACAAATATTAATAGATGGTCAGATTTTGATGGTGCGCTGGCTGATGAAACAACTGCAGATATTTTCTTTAGAATTAGTGATGTAGCAGTTACAGTTGGTGATTTTGAAACAGAAGATGGTGATAATATTTTATTAGAAGATGGCAACAGAGTAGAACAAGAATTAAATACTACTTTTGGAGACTGGATAATAATGGAAACAGGACGTTATACAGGTAGAGTTTTTCAATTTAAAGTTGATCTCTCAAGCACAACAGTCGATCAAACACCTTTGATCGATGAATTGGGTTATACACTGCTATTTGATGCTAGAACAGAAAGCTTAACTCTAAGCTCAGGGGCAGCAGCAAAAAACGTCACTTATGCAAATGCTTTTTATGAAACTCCTAAATTAACTATTACGGCAAGCGATATGGGCTCGGGGGATTATTATACAATAACTAATGAAGCTCGAACTGGTTTTACAATTACATTCTATAATAGTAGTAATGCAGCTATTAACCGAGGGTTTAGCTACACCGCCAACGGTTACGGGGCTGAAGAGTCCTAATACATTTTTTTCTTTAAAACTTTTTTAGATTATGGCCACTCACGATTATGTATTAGCTAATCAGTCAGGCTCTAGTTTCCGTACAGATTTAAATAATGCTTTGGCAGCGGTCGTCAGCCTAAACAGCAACGGATCCGCGCCTTCAACAACTTATGCTTACATGTTGTGGGCTGATACTAGTAATAATTTGCTTAAAATGAGGAACTCTAGCAATAACGCTTGGGTTGAGTTAAGACAGCTAGATGGCGGAATGGCGATGAGTGAAGATGCAACAATTAATGGGGTGATTGTTGGAAGAGGTTTAGGTGATGTTGCCAGCAATACTTGCGTTGGTAATGGTGGTTTTGCTGCCAGTACTACTGGATCAAACAACACAGGAGTTGGAGATAATATTCTTGCAGCGTTAACGACTGGAACAGGCAACACAGCGGTTGGGGCTCATGCTTTGCAATCCATTACTACACTGGGCAGTTGTACAGCAATTGGAAAACAAGCTTTAACAAGCAATACGGCTGCGTTAAACACAGGAGTTGGTTATCATGCGTCTTTTTCAAATACAACAGGCAATTGTAATACCTCTTTAGGTGTCAGTGCTTTATATACCAACACTGTAGGAGATCGCAACGTAGCAATTGGCCATCAAGCGCTATATACCTTTAACCCTTCCAGTAATGAAGATAGTTACAATGTAGCGGTTGGTCATAATGCTCTTTATGCCGCTACCACAGGCAACAACAACACAGCCGTTGGAGGGCTAGCTCTAGAAGATAATACAACAGGGTCGTCAAATACTGCTGTAGGTGCTAGTGCATTAACAGCAAATACAACTGCAACTAGTTGTACTGCTCTTGGTAAAGACAGTTTAAAAGCTAACACCACTGCTAATTTCAACACAGCCGTTGGATCTACTGCGTTAGCAGCAAACACAATTGGCAATGATAATACAGCAATTGGTTGCAATTCCATGGCTGCAAACACTGAAGGGAATGACAACACTGCTTTAGGTAGAGGATCTTTAGATGTAAATACAACGGGTGATAAGAATGTAGCAATCGGCTTTAATGTTTTAGATGCAAACACAACTGCATCCAGCAACACAGCCGTTGGATCTACTGCGTTAGGAGCAAATACAACTGGGTTTTCTAATGTAGCCCTTGGTGCTAATGCATTAACAGCAAATACAACTGCAGATTACAACACAGCAATTGGTAGAGACGCTTTGATTTCAAATACATCGGGTGATCGCAATATAGCAATTGGTCCTTTTGCCTTAGAAGCAAACACTGTAGGAGATCGCAACGTAGCAGTTGGTTATGAATCCTTGCATTCATCCAACCCTTCTAGTAATGCCGATACTTACAACACTGGCATTGGGTATAGATCAGGCTATGCAATCACAACAGGTATCAATAACACTTGCTTAGGAAAACAAGCGGGGGACGTGATTACAACAGGCGATAATAATACTTGTGTAGGAAATTCTGCTGACCCTTCGGGCGCAACTGTTGACAATGAGGTCGTTTTAGGAAATTCCGCTGTCCAGTATCTAAGATGTCAAGTTCAAACCATTAGTTCTTTATCTGATAAGAGAGATAAAACAGATATTGTTGAATTACCTATTGGCCTTGATTTTGTAAATAAATTAAAACCTGTAAAATTTAAATGGAATATGAGAAATGAATCTAAAAACAATCCTCATCAAGGCACAATTAGATCAGGTTTTATTGCACAAGATTTAAAAGCAGTGCAAGAAGAAAATAATGCTGAATTTATGAATTTAGTATATGAATCTAATCCTGATAGATTAGAGGCATCTGCTGGGAACTTGTTACCTGTTTTAGTTCAGGCAATAAAGGAGTTATCAGCAAAAGTCACAGCCCTCGAAGCAGGGTAGAATTTAATCACTTATTTCAATTCTTATGTCTGAAAGAACAGCGGATGAAATAGCAGCAATTTTTACTGCTGCTGGCGATAGTGTTAGCCTTATTAATTCACAAACCTCAAAACACGATGATGAAACAGAAGCCGAATGGAAAACTCGTATAGAAAACAATGTTAAGCACTTAGAAATAATCAAAAATTATAAAAAAGAAGATGACACTACATCAATTTGGACAACCGAAAACTTTACAGCAATAGACGCTGCAATTGTTACAGGTAAAAAAGTTTATTCTTGATATGGACTTACAAAAAACACTTGATCAATTAATTATTGAGAGAGCAAGAGCTGAAATTGCTTTACATGAACTTTCAGGTGCAATTAAAATCCTTCAACAACAAGTCAATGAAAAGGAGGAAGAAGACAATTCAAAGCCTGTAGAATCAGAGTAAAAAATTATGGCTGATCGTAAAATTACAGCATTAACAGAATTGACTGCACCTGTAGCCGATGATGTTATTCAAATTATTGACACAAGCGAGTCATCAAACTCAGCTAAAAATAAAAAAATTCAATATACAACTCTTCTAAGAAATTTCCCCTCTGGAAGCGCTACAACACCTTCTTTAGGTTGGACAGCAGATAGTGGTGCGACGGGTCTTTATAGATCAGCCGCAAATACTCTTTCTGTTTCTGTCAATCAAACCTTAGTAGGTTCGTTTCAATCAAGTGGGTTACAACTAGGAGCTGGAACACCTGCGGCGCAATTTCATTTATTTAGCACAGACACCACTGATCAAGTAATTATTGAAAATAGTGATACAGGTGTTGACACGGCTCCAGACCTTGTTCTTTTTCGTAATTCTGCTAGTCCTGCAAATGCTGATAATTTAGGGAATATAATTTTAAGAGGTGAAGATTCAGGTGGTAATGCCCATGATTACGCATCAATTGCCGCGTCAATTAAAACAGTAACCAATGGAGGGGAGGATGGCATCCTTGATTTGATGTCGTCAGCCAGTGGAACACTTGCCTCAAGGATAAGGTTATCAGCAGATAAAGTTGGATTTGGAGAGACAACGCCTTTATATCCTGTCCATATCACAACTTCAGGAGCTGGTACAGCTTTACAAGTTGAATGTAGTGCTAATGATGCAGGCACAACGGCTGACATCACCTTATTTTCTAGAAGGGGTGCATCTGGAGCAGGCCAAGATAATGACATTCTTTCTACAATTTTTTATAAAGGTAAAAACGACGCTACAACACCCGAACAGATAAATTATGCAGCAATTGAATCAAAAATAATTGATGCTTCAGACGGAACAGAAGATGGGCAAATTAATTTTAAAGTACAAGATGCAGGATCTTTAACAACACAATTTTCTATTGATGCAAATTTATTAACTGTTGGAGATGCCGTTGACATTGCAACTAATACAAGTACAGGGACAAAAATAGGGACAGCTACAGGGCAAAAGATTGGTTTTTGGAATACAACACCAGTGGATCAACCTGCTGCTGTTAGTGATTTAACTGTCTCAGCGTCTAGTGGAACTTTGCCCACTGCTGACGGATCTGTGACTATTTCAAACGCTGCTAGTCCTACGAATGCGGAATTACTTGAATATTGCGTTGAACTTGAAGCAAAGCTTGAAGCTGCTCTTGCTCGTTTGCGTGAAACTGGTTTAATTGCATCTTAAGAACTAAGTGCAAAGGTAAAAGTGCTATCAAACCCATAAAAACAATTAGAGTAGTATGAGTGAAAGCCTTAAAAATAGCCTCTTTTATCATGCAAAAAATTCTGAATATTATCAGTGTAATCTCTTTTGTGCTTGTAGCAGCAATCACTGGTGGTGGGGTGTTTGGTTATTTATGGATAACGAATGAGGATAATCAAAAGATGATTCAAGATAAAGCAATGGAAAAGGTTATGGGAGCAATTAAATTGCCTGGATTATCTGGTCCTGCCCTCCCCACTGGAGCGTTAAGTCCTGCACAACAAAAGAATGAAGAAAAGAAAGCTATCGGTCTGCCTAAGTTTTGATTCCTGAAATTGAAATCCCTGCTGCAGGGGTTAAACCTGTTAAAACATATTTATTGCAAGCACCTGTTGTTAATCCTCCAAACGTACCAATCAATATCCCAATAGGGTTTCCAGTTATTGAAATGCCTTGTGTAAAGGCAAGAAGAAGTATTGAAAATGATGCCTTAATCAATAACGATCCAGATGGCAATTTGATTCTGTGTCCTGCACAGACACCAAGTTATGAGCCTATGAATTACGAGCCTCATAAGCTTGTACCTATAAAAGAAGAAGAGCCTCAACGATACGAAGAGCCAGAAATCCCTCCAGCAGCAGAAGTGCCGAAAGCAAAGCCAGATACTTGTCCTCCTGATGGTGCGCCTTCAGTTGGGTCAAAGGTCCAAGATGGTACTAAACAGATTATTAAGTATGAATTGGTCGGAAATCGTTGTGTAACTAGATATAAAGAATTAAATGTTCAACAACAGATAATTGATGCAATACCTACGGTTCCGCAAGTAATCAAAACGGGCTCAATCACACTGGTCGCTACAACTGCTGCATTGAGTACACCACTGCTTTTGAAGGCCGTTAAACCAATTATTAAACAGATAGTTAATAGAGTTAAAAAGATATTAGGTAAGAAAGTAAAACGACCAAACTTATCTGAAAGAAGAACTACTTCTTATCGGGAGAAGAGGGGTCTTCCACCTTTAAAGGAGAAGAAATAACGTGTCTATGTGGTAAGACTTGACCCATTTTAGGTTTAACAACAACATCTTCACAGAGATTAAAGTAAGGAGAATCTTTAGCAAACTCAATTCCTTCTAGACGTAGGCGACCACATTCTCTCAATCTTGCGATGTGCCAATCTAGCTTTTTGTTATCAATTAGTTGTTGTTGATGGTCTCCTTGTAGTTTTGCATTTTTCAAACAACGCTCTTGGAATCTTTTATCAAGTGGCATAGAAAATGTCAAAGAAGCACCAAGGTTAAATGAGAAATTATCTTTTTGTCCTGTGCGTATTCTTTGATGATAGAGAATGTCTCCTTCGTCGCTGTAGACTGGAGAGTCGTACCAGTATTCTTTAGGTTTTTGAAATGAATGTGAGTCAGTTATGAATGGTGAAAATGTAAGCATTGGCCCCTGACAAACAACTCCACCTCCATATTGATTTTGTATAAGATTTCCCTGTAATGTCTGGATCGCCATATTAGTTAGCGATGCTGATGTATTTGCTACTGGTGCTGCTGTTTGTGAAGTATTAGCTAAAGCACTTGAACCACTAAATAATATTATTGCGAGAAGACTGAAGTAGTTTCTGTTGTACTTTCTAAAACTGTTGTGCGATTGATTGTTGTTACATTCTGAAGACCTGGTCCAATGTAACTTTCGGCGTATTGAAAGGCTTGGCCTGGAT